AACTTTTTATCTTGTTTTTCATCCTTGTGTTAGAACTTTTATAGCCTTTTATTAACTTAGTTAGTTCTTTGACTTCTTGTTGAGCCTTTTGTGCCTTAGTTATGGCAGAAACAACTACATCTTTTAGTTCCTTATTCTTTTCTTCTATTATTTTCTCAATAATAGGTTCTAGACCTTTAGTTATTTGATGCTGAACTTCAACTGCAATGGTGCTATGTAATACATCAACAGAAGTTGAAAGGCCTTCGACCTTTTTATCTAATCTATCTATATTTTTAATAACATTCTTGGCAGTATTAGCCATAACTTTGTATCTGTTCTTCCCCCCACTACCTCGACAGTCGGGACAAATTGTTTCTCTTGATTTTAAAGAGAACTTTCTAAAAGTTTCTCTACATTCTCTACATACTGTTGTTATACTCATTTTTATTCCTCATTTTTATTTCTTCTGCACATCTTTTACAATGAAACTTACCCTCAAATTGAGGATTATGTGCCAAAGGTTTCATACATTTTATTCTATTCAAACATCCAACTCCTTTGCTTTGAATGCGGCTAATCTAATGGCTTCTCTAGCACTAGCAGTAATGCTAGCGGCTAAATCTACATCAGCCCAACCAAACCCTTGAAACGCTAATACACCATAAAAGGAGGCCATTAATCTCTTTACTGCCATTTGATTATTATACCACTTCTGATATTCTAATTTACTATCAGCGTTCTTCATTCTCTTTTTGTAGTCGTTTCTCAACTCCTTCAATTCTAAGACCGCTTTCGGTAAAAGACCTAATTCAGTTGTAGAATAATACATCATGTTAGTTGTAGTTACTTCGCTAAAATCTCTAGGAGTAGATATATTTACAGCAAAGGCAGTAGGGTCGTTTGATTTAGTTTCCCAAGATATATTTCTAGCAACCATCATTGAAGGATATAGACCTGCAAAATCAAAAGCGGCTACATTAAGATGTAGTCCTTGAGTTTGTTCGCTTAATGGGTCATAAATCATAGCCCCGTCATATTCTCTTCTCTCCACACTTCTATCGCCAGTTGGTGCTTTCCACCAAGCATTTCTCATAAAGTAAATAGAACCCATATGAGAAGCATAGAAACAAGCATCAAAGGGTGCTTTCAGTAATCTTTGTAGTGACAGTATTGCTTCGCTACAAAAGTTAGTCTCATCTATCTTAACTAATAGTTCTACATCCACTAACGCATAATGTAAGTATGCTTCTGTATCTTCTAACCATGCTCTACGATAGAAATCATTAGGGTCATCGAACTTAGTATTCATTTCCTTACCTTCGTCAAATAGTGTCTTAGAAACATAATCAAGACTTAATGAAGGTAATGTTCCTCTTTGAGAATCATTCCATTGTCTTTCAAATGCTAAGTCTAGATTAAGTGTTATCCTACCTGCTATTGGTTGTTCTATTGGCGAATACCCATCTTGCTTAGTAAAAACAAATTTATTCTTAGTTAGTTTTATTCCCTTGATGTGGTTAATAGGTGACATAGATAATGGATTTATATCTAATGCACAGGCTCTATCTAATAATTTAGGTAAGTCGAACTTAAGACCAAACCATGCAATCAACATATCGGGGTCTTTTAACATCATAGTTTCTATAAAGTGTTCTATCATTTC